ACAACTGCGACCTCACTCACTATCGATTTCCCCATCGATGATGTCTACCTTATCGACTTCCTTTTGGTTGATGTCTTTCAGCATCCTTTGTAGGTCAGTAGTTGACCCAACAAAAAGATTGTTGGTAGTCCCTGCTTGCGGCAGAGCGATAGGGTTAGGATTGATTAACTTGTCTATTTGAATTTCTTTGCGGTGCAAGTCCATTAACTGACCAGAGGTGTCAGCGGTATCTTTTATCAACTTGGCGAGGACTTCGTATGCTCTGGGATGTTCAGATTGCTTTGCAACCTCAATCATTTCCTCAACTCCATCGCGACCTTTGTTTATTAGGTCGTAAAGAGTTTCTCTTGTGAATTCAAAATCATTATCTCGATCTTTCTCAGACATATCATAACCTATTAATGTGGATGTGGTAGAGGATTATCACCGTCACTATCAATAACTTGGGTAATTATTGTGTAATCGCTATCAGGCGATACTGGGCGAGGATTAGTCTTCACTCTGCTCGTTTCAAGATATTCTTCACCAACCCATGTATCAAAGTAGTCCACATCAATTTGTGTAATTATTTTACCAGCAGAAGGTTTAGGTCCGTAAAATGACATTTTCATGTCAAATGTAAGTGTGTAAATTACAGTTCTACGGTCTTCAAGATTTCCTTCAAAATTATCAGTGAAGGCAACTCCGTTTAGTATGACGGGGACATCTTCTACAATGGTGGGGTAATCTTCCATCGGTTTAACATTTACTGTATACTGCGGATTAAAGTAGGGCAGTATTTGTTCTACTATTTGCAGTGCATCATCATGATGTTTTGCATATACGTTTAACTCAAATGAAATTGTATAAGGAACACTTGTATAAAACTTTGCACCAGATCGGTCAGAATCAAAGGCAGTCCTTGTAAAATAATTAGTCTTTGGCAACTGACGCTGTGGGTCATATGCCATGCTCACTATTTCAAAAGACATACGAGGCAACTTTATCGCAAGTTGGTTTTCAACATCTCTATCACCAGCAGCATTCATTTCGGCAATTCTTTGCAGAAACTTTCTCTGTGGTGCGTAGGCAAGAGGAACCTTCATCTGGCTGACGACTTTCTTTCCTTCCTTCCGTATTATGTATAGGTCATTAAACATCGCCCCAAAAACGGCAACTGACATACGGACTCTTTGATTGTAAAAGTATTTTCCAAACATTAACTTATATTTCCGAATGGATTTGACTGACTAAAATCTAAAAACTCAAATGACGATATATCAAAGGAAGTGACAGAGGCATTATCAGAGTCTGGTGCGCCTGGACTTCCTGCCTGAATATTTTGCATTTCCGTTACAGTAGTAATTCTTGCAATGGAGTTTAATAGTGAACCTGTAACTTGTTTTCCGACTGCAAAGTTGTGGAAGTCCCCATCGTAGTCGGCACCAGTGTGTGCTAAGAATACATTTAAATCTGAGTCCATCCACTCAACAACCTTTCCTCTCGTAATATGTGTGTCGGTTGTCATAGAGACTGTCTCACCATTCTCAAATCCATTTGATGCGGAGTCGAGTGTAAGTCGCCACTGATATGCAGCAAACTTCTCAATGCGGTCAATCTCAGGGATGTCTGTATTAAATCTTTCATCGCTATATTCAAACTTCTCACAACGCATTTTAAATGTCGGAAGATTTGCTAACTGATAAAATGGGTTATCATCTTCAACCTTCATAACTTCAAAGGTTGCACCTGCCATTGGCATATGAATCAGGTCGCCTTCTCTTGGACGGTAATACTTATTACCACCGACTGTGCTTCCCGTTATGGGTTCTTCGTGATTGCGTATTTCTGTATTCCACCTTCTTCGTGAAATAATAAATGTTACAGCATCTCTTATCTCGACACCGAACTTCGAGAATAAATCTCCGTCCCCATCAAATCCTTCTACACTCTCAAGGTAGACTTCGACTTTATATGCGTAATTAAATTGAGATAGAACCGTGTCATCAAATATCATATCACGATGGACGACTTCGCGAGGGATGTAGTAAACATCTTGCCCAAAGTTTTTTATAGACTCGGTGATTAAATCTTCATAGAGGTCTTGCTCACTAGTAGCAGCATAGTTGAAGTAGGGGTTAGTCGCCATTTCTTATCTACCCAATCAAGAAATCGGGTGGAACTTCTTGCTCTAACCGCATCCTTTCGCGGAGTTCTCTTATTTCGGTCTTCGCTTCTTCGAGAATAGTTCTTCCATTAATAGTGACACCACCTGGGAGCTGCATTCCATCAAATTTAGACATGTTTTGTCCCCACTGCTCTTTTATCAACGCGGTGGTGTAGTCCTTCATAAACATATCGTTCCAGATATTAACGTCTTCAATGGTTTTATAAACTTCGCAACAGACATGCGTCCCTGCCTCCATTTGCTTGTCTACAATGTCACTCCAGATGTAAAGTTTATTCTGTCTGCGAGAAAAAGTCACCAGAGGAAGTCCGATAATCTCCATATCGATAAGGGCAGCATATGATCTTGCTTGCATCAGATACGATAATCCACCACCTCCACCCCGCGCAAAAGTGCCACCAAAGCTAGAAGTGTCAGTTGACCACATAGAAGAACTGCCAGTTACATTACCAAAAACTGATCTTGAAGCAAACATTTTAGTGATATAAATTACACTTTCTGGGATAGTGATATATTGATTTGTAATATCATCTGCGGTGAGTGCATGTTGATGGTAGGTACGATAAGTTGCGTCTGAATGAAACTCGCGATAAGTCTGTAAAGCATCATCAACTTTATCTTCGATTTGCCCCACATCGACATTTACCTCAATCACTGGTTCTCCAAGTCTACGGAGACAGTATTGAACTAAACCTTGCCTTGTTGATATGACTGCCATTATTATTTCCTGACCTTATTGATTTCATTATTATTTATACTACTAAAAAAACGATTAATTAGATTGATCTATAAAATCTGAAAAAGATATTTCTTCGTTTGGTGGAGGTGAGAGGTTTTCGGGGACAGTCGTGTTGACGTTGGATGTAAATTCAATTCGACCCCTCACCTCCCACATAGCATACCAAAGCACTCTCCGAGTCATGAAGCGCGGAGCTCCGCCCAAGATGGACCCTATATCCACTTTTTCCTTGACATCCATACCAATAAAAAATTGATCAATGACAGAATTTGGACCACTGCCACTTGGTTCTGTCCTATTCTCGAATCCTGGCCATACCCCCCCATCTGGTTCATACATGCCTGGGGTTCCGTAATGGAATTCTCCTTTCAGGGCGGTGTCGAACCCTTGTTCTGGGTCCCTATCGGTGTTCGCGAGACTTTGTAATCGAGGACCAAATCCAGGATTCGTACCTGGTGCCGTTGCAGCAGTGTCACCCTTGGATGTTTCCTGCCCGAGTTCTCTACCTCCCCATCTCCATGTTCTTATTATGTCTGTTCCAACGACATGTTCACCGCCAACATCCCATCTCCAAATGTCAGTGGACCGAGCATAGTTCTTATTGTAATATTCGTATCCCGTTTTTTGGGGGTTCAACCGGACGCCTGGTTTCCTAAGAATGTAGTCAGGGTCTTCAGCATTAAACCTTGTTTCATTTACTAATCCACTGACGTTCCCAATACTTCTATAATAAAGACTCAGATGAATATTGTTTCCTCGCGACCCAGGTGCGCCATACTCGCGCCTGAGGCTGTTCGTCCCGCTCCGGAGACTTATATCTGTAGAATTTATTGTCATTACGCTTTCGACTCCATAGCGTCAACTTTGGCAGAGAGTTCTTTGATCGCCTCAATGAGAAGAGGGACGAGTTTCTCATAGCGAACTGCCATATACCCATCTTCTCTCGTTGTTACAGTGTCAGGAAGTCCTAATGCCTTAATCTCTTGTGCGATAACACCAGTTTCGCTTCCCACTTTATCGGTTTTATCATTCCAATCAAATGTATTACCACTAATTGATGCGACCTTTTCCAAAGCATTTGGTATGGGTGTGATGTTTTCCTTTAGTCTTTTGTCAGAAGTATAGAATGCTGTGATATCGCCAGTTGCAGTTATTGCACCTGTTATATTAAGACCATCACTACCACTTATCAGACCCGTACAACCAAAATTTCCAGATACTGAGTGATGACCCAGGAAAAAAGCATTTCCAATAAGTGCCATTCCGGTATTATTTACAGTTAGTTGGGCGTTTTCGTTTTCTGGGAAAAAGAACTCGACACTTTTTCCTTCTGTCGTTTGTTTTATTTCTCCATCATTACCAGAGGTAAATTCTATATTACCTAGATGCTTAGTCGTCCTCGAAAAGGTTTTGGTGCCACCGATCGTTTGTGCGCCACTAGTGTAAACCCCATTAGTCACCGTTCCGGCATTACCGTCAGCATCACCGTCAATAGAACCAGATATTTTATCACTAAAAGTTTTAGTCCCAGCGATTGTCTGATTACCAGTTGTGTAAACCCCATTAGTCACCGTTCCGGCATTACCGTCAACATCACCGTCAACATTACCTGTTAGGTCTGCGGTTATTGTTCCAGCAAAAAAGTTACCTTGGGCATCTCTCTTGACAATTTTGTTGGCGTAAGTGGAGAGGTCACCAGCGGTTCCTATTGCTTCTCTAACCCCATTAAGTAGCAGTGCATCAGAGGCAGTGGCAGCATTGCCTGTTGTGTCTCCAGTAAGGCCAGCAGTGAAGTTTTGGATTGCAGTCCAATCATTTACAGTGCTTAATCCTACTGATGCATCAGCAACATCTGTCATCATGGCAACTACACCGTCTTTGTCGGGTAGTGTATAAGTTCTATCAGCACTAATTTCTGGGTCTTCGCCACTCGCAGGTAATGAAAATGCTCCAGAAAAGGTGTTGTCAGCATTTCTAAAATGGTACAGACCTGTAGTCGAATGACTTATAATCTTACCAGTGCCAGAAGCACTCAACTCCAAATCCACATTGCTGCTTGAAGAAATAGTCGTTACGTTGGTTAGAGAACCCGTAATACTGGCACTGCCATCGAATGCCTGTCCCCATAAATCTCTAGATGTTGCTAGTA